CGGTCCGCAATGCACAGGGAAGAGTTTTATCCAGCAGTTAACGAAGTGCTCACGGTTAAACTGATCAGGATCAGTCCGGGAAAACTTGACGATGATAATTTACCTTTTGCTTTCAAGGGTCTCAGAGACGGCATAGCTGACGCCTTGTGGAGGAAAAACGATAGTGATTATTTTATCTGGGAATATGATCAGGACAAACACATCAACGACTGCAAATGCGCAATTGTCGAAATCTGGAAAGAGGGGTAATTATGACAGACACACAACAAAACAGGGCGGCCCGACGAAGGCTTGAGAGAGCAAGCAAACAAGCGCTGAAAGAGGTCGGCATTACAAGGGCTGAAGTGGCGGCACTTCTGAACATTGGCTATGATCAGCGTATGAGTGCATTACTGGCTGAAATGACAAAGCATAACGCAACCGAAACAGAAAAAAGGGCTTTAGTTGCGCTTTATCAACGTGCTGGCATTCTGTAGGCATGGACCGCACCTGGGAACAGTTCAAGAACTTCCACTTTAACCATTTTATATACGAGCTTTACTGGTTTCGTTTTTCGGCAGAACAGCAAAAATCGGTTGACGACGACACAAGCGAAGTATACAAAAAAATGGTGCTTACGGCATGGAATATTTTTGAACGCACCAGGGTGCCCGCTTTACGCTTTCGGTGGGCTTTGATAAGCTTTGAGAACACCGGCACGATAAACCACAACCAGGAAATAAAATACATGCTTGAGGAAATTGATACTTGCATTGCAAAAACGAGGGGAAAATAAAAAATGTTTAGCGAACTGAATAAATGGTAAAACATGGCAATATTCCCGAACGATTCTGAACAGTACACCGGGCCGGACACGATCAGCCCGGAGTGTCAATATTATAAGGAGGTGATTTTAGAATTATCCTTGACAGAAACCGAAAAGCTAATAATTGCGTGCAGAAGTTACGGAGATACATGGCCTGTAATTGCAATTAGAATGAGAATTAGCAGATCAGCCGTTATCGACTCATATAAACGGGCGTGCTTGAAAATAAACCAACTTGTTGAAGCAATCCAAACAAAAGGAAACAATGGAAAATAAAAATTTAAAGATTATCGAAATGAACATAGAGGATCTTGTAGATTACGAAAACAACCCAAGAAAGACAAAAAAAATAGCAATGCTTGAAAAATCAATAAGCCGCTTTGGATTTATAAATCCTGTTGTTGCATACCATAATGAAGAATCAAACGAAGCTATAATTCTTGCGGGTCATCAGCGAGTCCAAGCGGCAAAAACCAAAGGGATTAAAACAATTCCTGTAATTTTCCCTGTTTTCAAAAATTTCGAAGAAGCTAGAGCATACATTTTGGCAGACAATAGAACTGCTGAAAACGGTTCGGCCTGGGATGATGAGAAGTTGCAAGTTGAATTGCAAAGCCTTCCAGACATGGAATTTCTTGAATTTAAAGAATTCTCTTTCGTCGAACAAGAACAAAAGATAGACGAATGGGACTTCACTGAAATTTACGAACCCTTTTGGATTGTTATTCGAGGCCCGATTACTGAAATGAAAAAGTACAAAAACACACTCCTGGAAATGAGTAAAGAAAACGAAAAAATTATTGTCACCTGCTCACACGAGAGCAGCCGAGACGATGGCTATATTGTCGGCTGGGAAGCAACCAGAAAAGAAAAACTTAAAATGCAACCGACTTGTGAAATATGTGGCTCCAGTGAAAAACTGGTTATTCATCACATTATTCCACTCCTTGATGGAGGTGACCTTACAAATCAAAACAACTTACAAACAACATGCCGAAAATGTCACGAAAAAATACATGGGCGTAATAATGGCTAAATTCAACACAGGCTTAGCGTCAAAAATAAAAATAAGGAAAGCGCTACTGAAGGAACTTGAAGTTGAAAAAGTATTAGATTGTTATGCAGGAACAGGGGAAATGTACCGAAATTGTTATCTCAAGTATGATTATTTAGGTTTAGACCGCAGAATACCGGTTAATTTTACTCAAAACTTAATTGAAATTGACAACACGAAATATTTAAGATCAGAAAATTTAAACCAGTTTAACGTTTTTGATCTTGATGCCTTTGGAAATCCGTGGTATCAATTTGGAATCGTTTTACACCGAAGAACAAGCAAAAGCAAATTTGTAGTTTTTTGTACAGACAGCCTAATTTTGGGAGCATCCTTTGGAGAATTGCCAAAAAAAATAAAAAAATATATAAATCTTCCTTTGGACTTTGTAACCCCTTGCTTAAATAGGCACATGGATTTTATAAGAAAATTATTCATAAATAAAATGTGTGTAGAAACAAACCATACTGTTTTGAGGTGTTTAGCCTCAACGAACCACTGCAAGCGGATGAAGTACATTGGTATTGTGTTGCAGCGGAACTAAAAACGTTGTATAGTCTGCTTGTTTATGTTATAATTAAAACAGATGAAACTTTAGGAGGGAAAAAGATGTTTATCTACGAACCTAGCGGCAAAGCAAGAGAATACAGTGAGCTTGCTGTAAATTTGTACACCGGATGTGATCATGCCTGTAGTTATTGTTATGTACCGGCAATCCGCAGAAAAAAAAGGGAAGACTGTACTGAAGTTACAGTCAGAAAAGATGTTTTGAAAGGAATTGAAAAAGAACTTCAAAAAAAAGACTTTACAGAAAAAACGGTTTTGTTTTGTTTTATGACAGATCCATATTGCGCCGGCAGCAATGACACGACCGGGAAAGCTGCTGAAATGATCCTCCATCACGGAGGCAGGATTTCAATTTTGACCAAAGGCGGGAAAAGGAGTGAAAGAGATTTCGATCTCTTTGAAAGTTTCCCTGGTCGGGTTGATTATGGCATTACGCTAACTTGCCTTGACCAACGCTGGAAGGAATTTGAACCTGGTGCAGCTTCTCCGGATGAAAGAATCGAAGTTATGAACGAAGCTAAAAAAAGAGGACTGAAAACATGGGTCAGTTTAGAACCAGTCGTTGATCCAGAAGAAGCAAAAAACATTATTAAAAAAATACATAAAAATGTTGATTTGTTCAAAATTGGCATCTGGAATTATGACAAGCGAGCAGCAAAAATTGATTTCAAAAGGTTTGGATATGAAGTCAAGCAACTTCTGGATGATCTCGGGTGTGCGTATTATCTTAAAAAGGATTTAATAACAAAAATGAATTAACACTAAAAGCGTTGTTTTTTCACACGAAACCCCTCTCTTATGAGGGGTTTTTTTATGGCGATAAAAATTGAAGATTACAAAAAAGCGTTGAAAGCAGCAAACGGTTTATTTTCAGTTGCGGCGAAAACCCTTGGCGTGACACCGCAAGCAGTTGCAAAAAGAATCAAAACCAATAAACCTCTTAAGGAGTACGTTGAAGCGCTATTGGAAAGAGAGCTTGATTTTGTAGAGTCAAAATTAATGACACAAATAAATAACGATAATCTCACGGCTATAATTTTTTATCTGAAATGCAAAGGGAAAAAACGAGGTTACGTTGAAAAGGAAACAGAGCTTATAATTGATAACAGCAAAACTGTTTTCGTTGCGCCTGAAATGTCTACTGAGGAATCATGGAAGAAGCTACCAAAAAAATAATCAAGGCACAAGAAGGGCCGCAGTGGTTGCTTCTGACATGCCCTGCCGATCAAATTCTATTCGGTGGCGCACGCGCAGGCGGTAAATCCTACGGGTTGCTGCTTGATTGGCTCCGGCACCAATCATCAAATAAGGCCTGGGGCAAACATGCCAGGGGTATTTTATTTCGGCGCACTATGCCGGAATTCGAGGATCTGGTTGAAAAGTCAAAAGAGCTTTTTCCGCAATTAAACGCAGTTTATAAAGACGCTAAACGCACTTGGGTTTTCCCGAACGGTTCGAAAATTAAATTACGATATCTGGACAAGGACAGCGACGCGGACAACTACCAAGGCCATGAATACTCATGGATGGGTTTTGATGAGTTGGGCGGCTGGGCCAGTCCAAAGCCTATCGATAAATTATCTGCATGTTTAAGGTCCGCACATGTCCCGGCTGATTGTTTGCGTTGGGTAGCAAGTGGTAACCCCGGGGGTAAAGGACACAACTGGATTAAAAACCGTTTTGTTATCCCTGCTGAACCTTTCGACATTCATAAAACAGTAGTTGAATTCCATGGCGCAAGCATGGATATATCACGGTGTTTTATTCCGTCGAAATTCTACGATAATAAAATTCTGGCTGAAAAAGACCCAACATATTTAATCAGGATTACGGCGGGCTTGCCTGACTGGTTAGCTGAGGCATGGGCTGAAGGCAATTGGGATATAACAGCGGGCGGAATGTTCGACGATGAAAAATGCTGGAATCATGCGACGCATGTTATTGAGCCTTTCCCGATTCCTGAAAACTGGAGTGTATACAGGTCTTTCGATTGGGGAAGTAAAAAACCTTTCTCTGTCGGATGGTGGGCGGAATCAAACGGCGAGGAAGTCAAGCGCCCGGACGGGTCATATTTCTGGGCACCACGAGGCAGCATGATAAGAATTGCGGAATGGTACGGCTGCGTGTCTGGGGCAGAGGACGAAGGGCTTTTAATGACCCCTCGGAATGTGGCACAGGGGATAATAGACCGTGAAGAAGTAGGACTTCTGAAAAACTTAGACGTGCAAGCAGGCGCGGCTGACAGTTCCATCTATGCGAAACAAAAAGGACGGGACGAAAACAGCATCGCCGAAGACATGGAAGAGGAAGGGGTGTATTGGGAAAAATGCAGCAAAGGCCCGAACAGCAGAGTAAACGGGTGGATTTTATTCCGTGAAATGTTGGAAGCTGCCCGTGAAATCCCGATGGAGAAGCCCGCAATGTTTATTTTCAATACATGCAGGGCTTTCATCAGGACAGTTCCGTCGTTACCACGTGATGAAAAGAACATGGACGATGTAGACACGGACACAGAGGACCATGTTGCAGACGAAGCCAGATATCACATCATGCAGAAAAAGCATGCAAATTTCAGCGGATCAACAAATTAAGCGAGGTATAAAAACATGAAGATGGGTAAAGAAAACAAGGTTGATACTCCTGACGATTTTTACAACGCAGTTAAAACCGATTTCAAACTTGCAAACGACTTGGATAACGGTCGAAAAGCAATGGTCGAAGCGCGTACACGGTATTTACCGATGGAACCAGGCGAAAAAAAGAAACCGAAAACCTATGACGTGCGGCTGAATCGTACAGACTTTTATCCTGGTTTCAGTGAATGCCTGGACGATCTTACAGGTGCAGTTTTCAAGAAAAATATCATTCTTGAGGACGCAACAAAAGAGCAACAGGCGCACTCTGAAAACGTAGACTTGCAAGGGAATAACCTTAGCGTTTTTTCAAAATCGCTTTTCAGGAACGCTGAAAAATACAGTATAACTTATTTCCTTGTTGAGCACCCCGTAGTGCCCGCAGGCTCATCACTCCATGAAGAAAGGCGCATCGGGGCACGGCCCTACTGGCGCGAGGTTACACCGCCGAATCTGATTTATCTGTTTGCGGATATAGTGAACGGGCAGCAGACTTTAATGGAGATTCGTATTAAAGAAACTATTATCACGCAAGAGGGTTTTATAAATGCAAAAACCGATCAGATCAGGCGCTATATTCAAGATTTAGACGAAAACGGACAGCCTTTCCAGGTCCGATGGGAAGTCTACAAAAAGAAAAAAGACAAGGACGAATACGCAGATGAGCCTGAGAACAAAGGCCTTCTAAATCCTATGAAAAGAATTCCACTTGTGCCTGTCTACACAAAACCATCTGGATTTTTCCGGGGTAAATGGAGGCTTGAACATTGCGCATGGCTGAACGTGATCCACTGGCAGAGTAGCAGCGATCAGCGAAATATTTTAAGGGTTGTGCGTTGCCCGATCCTTGCTCACGCTGGGTTTTTCAAAAAACTTGATAAAGACATTGAGATAAGCCCGAACACGCATCAAGGCACAACAAACCCAGACGGTAAAATGTGGTGGGTTGAGCATTCAGGCGCGGCGATTGACGCAGGGGCCAAAGACCTGGAAAACCTTAAACACGAAATGAGCCAGGTCGGAAAGAACATGGCGATAAAAAAGACTGGAAGCATTACGGCAACAGAAGCAGGAATCAACACGGCTCAGAGCCAGTCTGAATTGCAATCTGATGCAAAGAGCTTAGAAGACGCAATAGAAAACGGATACATCCTAAACGGCGAATG